ACATCAATAGAGGGGAGCGTTGACAGATATGCACTAGTGCATGATCATGTGCATAACTACAAAGGAGGCAGCCATGAGCGCTACCGATCTTCCGAAAAAACTGGATGCATTGCTTGGCTCTGGCATGACCTACAAGGCCATCGCAGAGCGCGCTAAATGCGACATCTCAACAATTTTTCGTATCCGCAACGGCCAGATCATCAACCCCAGCTACATCGCCGGGAAGGCAATCGACCTTATGCACGATGAGCTGTCCAGGCCTGTTAAGTCGTCCGCTAAGAAAACAGCCGCCTAACCGCGTTTCGAGCTGAGCGAGATCGTCGCCAATTCGAAGCCGCGCAGAGCCTCTTGGCTCAACTGATCACGCAACTGACTGGCCTTCTGCTCGAACGCAGGCCAGAGCCTCATCTGAGAAGACAGGGGCAGGGTGGATGCCAAGGCACCCACAAAGCAGCAGAGGGCGGTTATCTCGCCTTGCAGTTCGGAAGAGTCGGTCATGGATGCGTCCTTGATCAGTTTCTGTGATGGCATTTTGGCCGTAGCAGCACAAAGGAAAAACTAGGACATGAAAACCACCGTACTAGACACCCGCAGGCAGGTCATGGCCGCCATCGCCAATGGCTTCCCTGGTGGCATGGACTGCGCAGCGGCACGCCTTGGAATCAAGACCAAGCGTTTGGAAAACCAGATTTACGAGACGGCAGGCTGCAAGCCATTGAGCGACGCGGAGCTGTTCGTACTGGAAAGCGAAACAGGTTCTGAGCTTCTGCCTGATTACGTCAGCGCCATGTACGGCGGCGTGTTCGTGAAGATCCCGGACGCCTCCGAACTGGACAACGTCGACCTGTATCAGCGTTCCCTAAACGCCTCCGCCCAGCGCGGCGCGCTCGACCAGATGGTTGCGCATGCATTGGCTGACGGTGAGATCGATGCAGGGGAAGCCAAGAAGATTCGCGCCATGCATGCCAAGTACATGTCGGCGAGCTTGGAAGCGATCGGTGCAGTGATTGAGCTGCACAAGGCGAAAGCCTGAATTTCAGGCACAAAAAAGCCGGGATTGCGCCCCGGCTCATTGCTACATCAGATGAGGTAAAGGTAATGCAAACATCAGCCCAAGGCAATACCCCGCAGCTTGCGCCACATTTTGCGAATCACGGAAACGTGGCGCGCACTATGTCTTCGCGTGAGATCGCGAACCTGACTGGTAAGCGTCATCCAGACGTCAAGCGTGACATCCAAACCATGGCCTCCGAGCTGAAAGTTAATGTGAGCAGTTTTGCTCACATCTACCTCGACGGCCGAAACCGCGAGCAAACCGAATATCTTCTTGATCGTGAGCATACAGACTGCTTGCTCACCGGTTACAGCGCTGGCCTTCGCATGAAGGTCATCCGCCGCTGGCACGAACTCGAGCAGCAGTCGGCGTCACGCGAAGCCGTCACGTCGAACGGAACGAAGGTGATCGGCGAAATCGCCATCATGGAATGCTTCACGCGCCTGCTGAAGCCTGCACCGTCCAGCCAGATGCTTATGCTGACGAAGATTGCCGAGAACAACGGCCTCGATCCGAAGTTTCTCCCAGGCTATGCCGTGGACGCTGCGCCGGATGCCGCTGGCGGCTCCTCGATGCCCACCAAATCCGCTACCGCACTGCTGAAGGACTTCGGTTTGGGCGGTTCTGTCATCGCTTTCAATCAGCGCCTCGAGGCTGCTGGTTACCTGAAGACCATGACCCGCAAGAACTCTAAGCAGGAGGTCGTTCCGTTCTGGTCGATCACTGATAAGGGCCTCGCCTATGGCAAGAACCTGACCAGCCCTCAATCCCCTCGCGAGACGCAGCCTCATTGGTACGTTGATCGCTTCCTTGAGCTTGCCGGGCTTGTCGGCAAAGGACGTCCATGATGGCCCGCTCCAGAAATATCAAACCGGGGTTCTTCTCGAACGAACACCTGGCCGAGTTGGACTTTGCTACTCGCCTGCTTTTCATCGGCATGTGGACTGAAGCTGATCGGGAGGGCCGTCTTGAGGATCGCCCGCGCCGTTTGAAGATGGCCTTGTTCCCGGCCGATAACGTCGACATCGAATTCATGCTGAACGGCTTGGAGTCTTACGGCTTCATCCGCCGTTACGTGGCTGAAGGTGTTCGCGCCATTCAGATCGTGAGCTGGGCAAAGCATCAGAACCCACACGTAAAAGAGGCCAAAAGCACCATTCCTGCTGAGGTGTTCGAGACAGCATCAGACTGGTACGAGGAAAGCACCGTACAAGCACCATGCGAGAACAGTTCTTTCCCGGCTGATTCCCTCTCTCTTGATTCCCTCTCTTCTGATTCTCTGATTCCTGATTCCCTCACCCAAGATCAAAAACCCTTGCCAGTCGCTAACGCTCAGGCGGCGACGAACGTGAAGGTCTTGAAGCCTCGGTCGGCGAAGGAGAAGACGCCGGCTCAGATCGCCAATGCTGCGACATGGGACGCCTACACGATCGCCTACCTGGAGCGCTACGGCGTCGAGCCTGTTCGCAACGCCAAGGTAAACGCCCAAGTCGCCCAGCTTGTTCAGCGCCTCGGTGCTGATGAGGCCCCGCAGGTCGCGATGTTCTACGTGACCATCAACGACTCGTTTTTTATCCGCGCCTCGCACGACCTTGGGCTGCTGGTGGCGCGCGCTGAAGGCATCCGCACCCAATGGCTGACTGGTCGCCAAGTCAATGCCGTGACCGCCCGCCAGATGGAGAACACGCAAGCGAATATCAACGCAGCGCAGCAGGCCGCCCAGAACATCCGCGATGGGGGGCAGCGCAATGCTTTCCTCTGACGAAATCGCACAACTGGCCGGGGCGATCTGCGCCACCGCGGAAACTTTGGGTCAGACCATCAGCGCCGGCGCTGCTCAGCTGATGGCTGAAGACCTCGCTGAATACTCCGCGGCTGATATCCGCAAGGCGCTTCAGTCCTGCCGCCGGGAACTGACCGGCAAGCTGACCTTGGCCGCAGTGCTCAGCCGTATTCAGGCCGAGGACGGCCGACCAGGTCGCGATGAAGCATGGGCGATCGCGCTGGCCTCAAACGATGAATTCGACACTGTCGTGATGACTGACGAAATCCAACTGGCCCTGAATGCTGCTCGCCCGGTGCTGGATGCAGGCGACAAGGTCGGGGCGCGGATGGCGTTCATCAGTGCTTACGACCGGTTCGTCACTGAAGCTCGTACCAAAGCTAAGGCGGTGAACTGGCACATATCGCTGGGGTTCGATGCTGGCCGCCGCGTGGCCGCAATCAACAAGGCCGCCGAGCTTCAGCGCATTCCGCAAGAGCGTGCATATCTGCTGATCGCCGACATGAGCCATGAGCCAGTCACCGAAGACGGCCGCGCCATCGCTGGCTTATTGACTGGCGCCGTCGCTAAGCCATCGGTCGACGTCGGCAAGAAGATTCGCGAGATCAAGCAGGGGCTTCAGCTCAAGAACACCCAGCGCAAGCTGGTGACGGCTCACAGGAAGCGCCAGGAGCGCCGCGACCTCAACGAGCGAGTGATCAAGCACATGGAAGCATTGGAAGAGCTGCAGAAGCGGAGGGCTTCATGATGACCACGCGCGAACAATTCGAAACCAAATTCCCAGTTCCTGCCGGCGTCACCTGGAACTCAGAAACCTCGCGCTACGTGCTGACCGAGCTGCGCAAGTCGACCGTGGCCACGTACGAAGCTCACGTAGAGCGCTGGGTGGTGTGGCAGGCGGCCTGTGAGTCGATGTCGTCTGAGGTTGTCAGCCCGGAGGTGAAGTCGATCCTCGATCAGATGATGGCTGACGAAGAGGACTTGATCCTGCGCGCCGAGTGCTTTGTACGTGCCACTGAGCGCGCTTCGATATCCGCGCTTCAGCGAAACTTCAAGATTGGATACGAACGTGCTTGCCGCCTCATGGACAAGCTGGTCGAGCGCGGTGTCGTGACCCCAATCGATTCGGAAGGTCGTCGCAGCCTGATTCCGGAGGTCTCGGCATGACCAACCGAATCTGGATCGTCCTGACCATCATCGTCGTGGTAGCCGGTTATGGCCTGCACCACAAGGTTCAGCGGGTGACTGCGCCAGTGAACATCGCGGGGGTCTTCAAATGAGCAGTCGCGAACAGTTTGAGGCGTGGATGAAAGACGCCATGCCCGGGTGCGATCTGAGCACTGGCAACCACGCGGCATACAACAACTCCAGCACCCATTGGCTGTACTGCGCATGGGTAGCCTCCCGCGCGTCGTTGGTTATTGAACTGCCTGTGATCGACGAGAGGGATTGGGCCGTGACTAGTGACGAATGCGGCGCCATGCGTGGAGGTATCGAAATCATGGCGCGCCGCCTTGAGGCGAATTGCTGCAAGGTTTCCCGTCCTCCAAAGCCTTCAGCGCCCGAGCGCAAATGTCCCGGCTGCGGCATGGCGGGGTTTACCGCCAACTGCGACCAATGCATTCCTTACTGAGGCGCAGCCATGACCGAAATCATCGAAAAGTGGATCAAGCGTAACAACCGCAAGAAGCCAAAGCTGGTGCGCTCAGAAGGCATCAGCCACTACATCGTCTACTTCGACAAGGGCAAGGCCCGTGTCGGCATCGTTCAGGACGGCATGTACACCCGCTACGGGATCATCTGCTACGGCGCCATGCCTAACACAGACCCGTTCCATTGCTGGCAGTCCGAGCCGGGCGCATGCGACGAGAACGACGTGAAAGTTATGGTCGATTACCTGAACGGTGCGAGCCAGCTGCCTGACTTCGACTTCGCATCGCTCAAGGAGGTACGGGCATGACCGACCTTCAGAAGCTGAAGGCGCTGGCTGAGGCTGCTCCAGTCGGACCGTGGTATCCGCCGGACGAAGGCTCACACAGCGGAATGGTTTTCGACTGTGATCTTGGCTCGTTGCTGAGTTACGAAAGCATCGACACCGAGCGCGATGCCTGTGTGAAGTATGTCGCCGCCACGAACCCTGCCGCAGTGCTGGAGCTGATCGCGGAAATTGAGCGGCTGACCGCAGACAACCGCAGCAAGAACGGGTCGCTCGCATCATACGGCAAGCAGATTTCAGCCTTGCAGCGCGCCGTTAAGAATCGCGACAAGGTGCTGGCAAAGGTTAGTGCGGAGCGCGACCAGCTCAAGGCCGATAACGAGGCGCTGCGCAAGGATGCGGAGCGGTATCGCTTCGTTCGCAACCCGATAGCTAGAGGCTCCTCGCTTGCGATCTGGCATGAGGGTCGTATGCCCATGTTCTCTGGGATCGCAGACGTAGCAATTGACTCTGACATGAGCAAGGAGGCGCAGTCGTGATCGAAATCCTCATGCAGAACGCCCAAGACACCAGCCGCCTGTTCGGCGTGCTTCGCGGCACGGACTTCACCAAGCCGAAGCTGGTCGTGATCAAGGAGCCAGACCGCAGCGGTGAGCAGAACAAGAAGCTCCACGCCATGCTCGCAGACATCTCCCGCCAGGTGGAGCACGCCGGTCGCAAGTGGGACGTGACGGTATGGAAACGCCTCTGCACCGCCGCATGGCTGCGCGAGAGCGGCGAAACCATCCAGATGATCCCGGCTATCGACGGGAAGGGCATCGACGTCCTGTACGAGCGCACAAGCAAGCTGAGCGTAAGTAAGTGTGCCGAGCTGATCGAATGGGTTTCTGCGTTCGGCGCCGAGCACCAGGTGCGCTGGACGCAGAAGGATCATTGGGGTGGCCGCTATGACTGAGCTGATTCAGGCCCTCATTCGGCCCCTAACCATCATGGTGGACTTTCTGGAGCGTGCGTATGCGTTGCCAGTGGTTCCGGCGGAATTCCAGTTCGGAGGTGAACTGTGATCGGACAGGCAGTGAAGAAGTCGCCACCGGCACGTAAGCAAAAGATGTGCGCCAACCCGCAATGCTCAACCAAGTTCGTTCCAGCTCGACTGGGCCAGAAGGTCTGCGGCTACCAGTGTGGCCTGGCCATCGCTCCAGCCAATCAGGAGAAGGTGCGCAAGGCGCTGGATCAGATTGAGCGCAAGGAGATCAAGGTTCGCAAGGAGAAGCTGAAGAGCCGCGGCGATCATCTCCGGGAAGCACAGCAGGCGTTCAACGAGTTCGTCCGGTGGCGCGATCAGCTGGCGGGCCAACGATGCATCTCCAGCGGCAAGCCGTTGGACTGGTCCGGCAACGCGGTAGATGCAGGGCATTACCGCAGCGTCGGCTCTGCGCCCCATCTCAGATTCGACGAGCGCAACTGCCACGCGCAGAGCAAGCAGGACAACCGGTTTCTGTCGGGAAATGCCGTGGATTACCGGATCGGCCTGATCGCGCGCATCGGCCAGGCTGCCGTTGATGAGCTGGAGGCGGATCAGTCGGTGAAGAAATACACCGTGGAAGACCTGAAAGAGATCAAGGCCCTGTACCGGGCGAAAACAAGAGAGCTGAAGGGGAGAGCAGCATGAAAATCAATTCCGCACGTCAGGCGTGGCATGACTGCACCTACAACCCTGCGCCCGGGCAATCCTCGGACGTCGTCCAGCTGGGGGTGGTTGTGCAGGCAACAGAGCGCGGCCCCACGGCAAATCACGCCATGCACAGCGCGCTGGCCGGCCACATTCAATCCGTCATTGCCAAGCTTCACCCCCAGGTCCGTGTGTTCGGCGAGTACATGTACGCCGCGATTCGGAGCGACGACATCCGCGAGGCAGCGGAGGAGGTGGTGTTCGGCATGGTGGTCTCCAAGTCTAAACGCATGACCGCCGCGAAGCGCGAGAAGCTTGAGTACGTGGTGAAGGGCGTGATGCGCCGCTACCGCTACATGCATCAGGGCGGGCAGTCGGCAAACGATGATCCGATGATCAAGCCCGAAGCGTTTCGTTCGTGGTTGATGGCCGAGTACGGAGTGCGTCTGGAGTCCTGTAATTGGGATCGTGATTGGGAGTGCGTTGTAAGGCTGACATTCGACTGCTGCGAAGACCTTGATCGTATGGCCTTGAGCCCTGTTGGGGCGGTAATTTATCAAATGAAAGAGGCCGCTTGACTTCCCGTGCGGCTGAGGGCATCATTTCGCCACATTGAGTATTTTGCCTGCGGCAACTTGCTCCGAGAGACCCGCCATCGAGCGGGTTTTTTTGTGCCCGTCTTTTGTGGACCTGCAGCCAAAGCAGCCCTTCGGGGGACATCTGGACACGGATAAGCCGGTAGTGCCGTGCTGCGTAAAACACCGGCAGCCCGCGAGCAACGCCCTCATGCTTTCGTTGCTGCGCGTGGTGATCCGTCGAGACTGGTGCAGTTGGGTGCCAGCGATGGAGAAGCCTTTGGCGGACAGGAGGGGAAAGACCCTCACATTTCCGATACTCGACGAGGAAAGACGTTCCGGAGTGCGCCAACCGCATAGGTTGGAATCATTCGATATGTTCTGCCTCGGCATTTTCCGACAGTAGCGCGCTGCTGTAATCATGCAGCTGCGCACGGACGCTCCGAATACGAGGATCAGAAAGCACAGCGCCGCGAAGATGCAGCACGTGTCCATTCACGTGTGGCCGGTATGTGCTGTAGTCGGCTATGACTGAGTGAGGAATTGATACAGCTTCCATCACTTCGTACGAGTCGCTGAAAATTACCGCGACCAATTCGTCGAAGCCTTTTTTTTCTAAATTTCGGATGACGCCTAGCTGCCGCGATTTGTTGCTAGGGCTTATTCGGCGGGCCTTTATTTGGATTTTGATTCCCGTCTCAGTCTCCGCGTCATGCCCAGCCGCTGAGTTGTTAGCGAGCTTCAAGCCTAGAGCTGATGCAACCAGCCACTCGGCGTAGTCGCCGGTGGGATTGTTCATCGTTCGCAGTATCCCTCTGCTTTTGAGTTCGCCCATGACGTCAGACTGGAGCTTAAGTAGTTCGTCGGTTCTAAGGTTGGCGAGAGTCATTCTTTAAAAATTTCCTTATGAAAGTATGGCGCTCAAGCAGCCTCGACCGATACCGAAAGCCGTTTTCCTAGGGCCGAGAGAGCAGCTTCAAGCTGTTCCATCTTGGATGTGTGCAAGAAGTCTACCAGGCGATCACCCTGCGTCTGGCTCACGCCGAGCAACCGGCAGAGATCGGCTTTGCGCATTCCTTGCTCCATCATGGCGTTCCACAGCACGATCTTGGCCACGGTCACCAGCGGCAGGCGAACAACTCGCTCCCGCTCTTGAGGTGCCGAGGCTTCAGGAATGGCTTTGCGCTCATCGACGTAAAGCGACAGGGTCGTCTCAATCGCGTCCACCGCCTCGCTCATGGCGTGGGCGATGTCATCGCCAAAGCTGTGCAGTTGGGGCAGGTCACGACAGAACACGCCATAGCCTGGTGTTTCGTCTTGCTCGAAACGAATTGCATAGTTGTACATGGTCACTCCTCGGAGGTGATCGTTCAGCGCTCAGATAGGCGAAGGGGGCTCTCAGAGCCCCAGTTGTTTGATTATCGCCTTGCGGGTCCCTTCGGGCATTTCCTTAGCCCCGTGATCCGCGAAGGTTGTCTTGTTGCCGTTTGGGGCGGTGACTTTGAAGTGGCTTCCTTTGCCAGCTTCGAAGGTCACCCCTTGGGCCTTCAACCATCGTCTGAACTCGCTGAACTTCATCACCTCGCCTCGTTGTTTGGATGAGTCCATCATACATCAATTTTGTGGTACTACAACAAATATGTTGTATTGCCGTTCATGCCCAGTACGGAGTCGAGCGCATGGAATTTTTACAGCGCCTGTTCGATAAACTGGACTGGGCATTTGCTGGATTGCTTGGCGCCATCGCCGCAAGCTTCTGGCATCGAGATGACCTGGTAGACCGAAAGGCATGGGCAATCTTCATTTTCTCCGGCGCCGTGAGCGCCCATTACCTGACAGGGCTGATCAGCGCCTACTTCGGAGTGGTTGAACCTCGGAGTGTGGCGGGTGTTGGTTTCCTGCTGGGTACCTTCGGGGGATCGCTCATCGCGGCGATCACCCGGGCCATCAAAGCCGCTGACCTCTGGGCTCTCATTCGCCAGCGGTTCGGGGGAGGCAATCCACCATGAACCTTGAACTGATCAACTCCATCGCCTGCGGCCTCATCGCGCTGTGGGCCACCTGGTGCGTGCTGAGCGGAAAGGTCCGGGACGGGATCGTCGGCAAGATCATCTATTCGGCGATCGCCATCAGCGGTTTCGTTGTGATGACGCGCAACCAGACGCTCTTCTTCGGCCCGACCAATGCCGGGCTGACGCTTCATGCATCCCTCTGCCTGGCTGGAGTACGCCACATGTACATGGTCACGTATTGGCCGGCGGTGAAGAAGTGGATCTGCTCCAAGCTGAACTGCGATCACTGTCTGCGTGATCCGCGCTTTGGTGCACAGCCTGGGCAGGTAGATCGCCGACGTCGGCCGCGCTGAGCCGCGCCACAAATTCAGATTCGTCCTTTTCGTGGAGCGGAGAAGATCATGATCACGAGTGCGAAGTTCGCCACCGATCTCTGCCGGGTTCTTGAGCTCGATATGTCGCGCATCACCTCAATCAACATCAGCATGCTTCCAAATCAGCCGGTAACCGTGACGGTCTAGCGTGACATCGTCGAGTCTGAGGCTGATGAGATCATCAAGATGGTGAAGCAGTACACGCTGGTTGATAAGCAAGACACGGAGTAACCCATGACGACCATCGCCTACAAAGACGGCGTCATCGCCTATGACTCTCGTCAGACACGAAACGGCTCAATCGTTTCGGACAACTGCTCCAAATGCGAAGTCGTCGATGGCGTCATGTTTTTCCTGTCGGGCGCTGTATGCGACGAGCAGGCCCTGATCGCTGCCTACTTCGGCACTCCCTCCAAAGAGCCGGTGGAGTCCTCAGGCTTCGTCGTCGACTCAGGCAGGCTGCTGATGGTTGGCCACGACGACAAGACCGGCATCTGGAAACAACCACTCGACCTGCTGAATCCCGACGCAATTGGTAGCGGTTCTGCCTACGCCTTGGCAGCGATGGATATGGGTGCAAGCGCCGAAGAAGCGGTGCGTGCCGCAATGAAGCGAGACATCTACACCGGCGGCATGATTCGAACGCAGGTGATCAACGGAGCCAATTCAGATGGTTCGGCCTCAACCTCCCAAATCTCTGCAGGAGCTATCGGAGCTCTCTGACTTCGGCATCCGCCTGGCGCAAGCTTCTGATGTATGGGAGTGGGTGCAGACCGAAATCCTCGCTGACACCGGAAGCATTCACAACGAAGACCACGCGCATCTGATCGACGCTGACATCGCGGTCATGTGGGCATCTTCCAGTTTCGAGAAGCAGGGTCGCCGTGTGCTGGGTCAGGCCGAGCAGGTTGCCTTCCGCGCAGGTGGTTGGCAGAAGGCTCGGATGGAACAGCAGATGTTCGATTGGTTCGGTGGTGTGCCGGCCTTCATCATCACCCTTGCCGCCGATTACTGCTCGTTCTGCAGCGACACCGAGTTCTGCGCTCTCATCGAGCACGAGCTGTATCACCTGGCTCAAGCCACTGATAAATACGGTCAGCCTGCATTCACTCAGGACGGCGCGCCCAAGCTGAAACTTCAAGGCCATGACGTGGAAGAGTTCGTCGGAGTGGTCCGTCGCTACGGTGCGAGCACTGAGGTTCAGGCCATGGTCGACGCTGCAAACAAACCCGCTGAGGTGGGGAAACTGAATATTTCGAGGGCCTGCGGAACCTGTCTGCTCAAGTCGGCCTGATTCTGTGACAGGTTTTGACGGATGAATCCCATATGGCAGTGCTACGAAGCGAGGTCAAAGCCTTCATTGTGCAGGCGCTGGCCTGCTTCGATACGCCGTCTCAGGTGGTAGCAGCGGTCAAGACAGAGTTTGGGATTGAGATCAGTCGTCAGCAGTGCGAGTCGCACGATCCAACGAAGTACGCAGGTCAGGGGCTCGGGCAGAAGTGGGCTGACTTGTTTCACCAGTGCCGAACAAGGTTTCGCGAAGAAACGGCAGATATCCCGATTGCCAACCGCGCTTATCGACTGCGCACGCTTGGACGCATGGCCGAGAAGGCCGAGAACATGAAAAACATGGCGCTGACTGCCCAGTTGCTTGAGCAGGCAGCCAAAGAGGTGGGCGACGTCTATGTGAATCGCCGCCTCGAACCTGAAAAGCCGCTGGGCTCCCAGGCTGATCAGCAGCATGCGATCGCTGAGTACAAGCTGGAGCCCGACGAGAATGTCCCGACTACCCCGTACCTTTGATACGCCGGTAAGGCTGACGCCGAAGCAGGCGAACATCTACGTGTGGGGGTTCCAGCCTCAGGCTCGTTTCAGGGATGCGGTGTGCGGCCGCCGATTCGGTAAGACGTTCCTGGGCAAAGCAGAGATGCGCCGCGCGGCGCGACTGGCTGCAGAGTGGGGCGTGAGCATTGAGGATGAGATCTGGTACGGCGCGCCGACTTTCAAGCAGGCGAAGCGCGTGTTCTGGCGTCGACTCAAGCAGGCGATCCCGGAAGCATGGCGCGCACACCGCCCAAACGAGACGGAATGCTCAATCACTCTGAAGTCGGGCCACGTCATGCGCGTGGTCGGACTCGACAACTACGACAACCTGCGCGGCTCTGGTCTGTTCTTCGTCCTAGTGGATGAATGGGCAGACTGCCCGTGGGCTGCCTGGGAAGAAGTCCTGCGTCCGATGCTCTCGACATGTCAGTACACACTGCCGGGCGGCGAGTTGCGTAAAGGCGGCCACGCGCTGCGGATCGGCACGCCCAAAGGCTTCAACCACTGCTACGACACCTACCTGGACGGTCAGGAAGGCGGCGAGCCGGATCACAAGAGCTGGCAATACACCTCGCTGCAGGGCGGGAACGTACCAACCGAAGAGCTAGAAGCTGCAAGCCGCAAGATGGACCCTCGGACCTTCCGCCAAGAGTACGGGGCCAGCTTCGAGAACTACGCCGGGGTCGTCTACTACACGTTCAGCCGCTCAGAGTGCGCCACCACTGAGCGCATAAAGCCCGGCGAAGCGCTGCACATCGGCATGGACTTCAACGTCATGAAGATGAGCTCGGTCGTCTTCGTCGTGCGGGACGGTTTGCCCCTCGCGCTGGATGAGTTCCACAAGGTCCGCGACACGCCAGAGATGATCGAGAAGATCAAAGCGCGTTTTCCCGGGCATGAGATCGCTGTCTATCCAGATGCCAGCGGCCAGAACACTAGCAGCAAGAACGCCAGCGAGTCCGATCTGTCGTTGCTCAAGAAAGCAGGCTTCACCGTGGTGGTCGATTCGACTAACCCAGGCGTGAAGGACCGAGTCAACTCAATGAACGCCATGTTCCTGAACACCTACGGCGAGCGCCGGCTGAAGGTGAACATCGACCAATGCCCGCAGTTCACCCAGTGCCTAGAGCGCCAGACTTACACCGACAGAGGTGAGCCGGACAAAGATCCGAAGAAGGGTCACGACCACATGAACGACGCGGCCGGCTACTTCATCGCCAAGCGATACCCGATCAAGTCACAAACATCCGGCCTGCGCCGTATAGGAGGCCTTGCCTGATGCCTGTTCAATCGACAAATCCCGAGTACGACGTACACCTGCCTGAGTGGCAGATGATGGACGACGCGCTCGAAGGTGAATGCGCGATCAATCGCAGCGCGAAGTATCTGCCCAAGCCATCTGGCATGGTTGAGGCAGAGAAGATCGATGCGGCAGGGAACGCCTACCTCTACAGAAACTACCGCGACCGGGCTCAGTACGAGCACTGGGTGCGAGACTCTCTGCGCTCGATGATGGGCCTAGTCTCCCGGCTCATCCCTGAGATCAGCCTCCCGTCTGGGCTCAAGGATCTGGAAGATAACGCCACTGCTGACGGCTTCGACCTCAAGCAGCTGTTCTTGCGCATGGTGCGTCAGACCGTTTCCCACGGGCGCATCCCGCTGGTGGTGAACGTCGACGACAGTGGCAAGCCGTATTTCTCTACCTATGCCACACGCAACGCGATCAACTGGGATACGGCTGACCAAGGCGGTCGGCAGGACCTAGTGCTGGCTGTGTTCCGCGAGTTCCGGCGAAAGGCAGAGGATCGTTACAGTCATGAGTGCGTGACGGTCTACCGTGAGTTCTACATGGTCGATAACGTCTGCCACACGGCCGTGCGCGACGAGGGCGGCGAACTGATCGAGGACGAGCGACCACTCGGCACGATCGGCAACAACAATCAGCTGGTGCGTGGCCTTGGCTACCTGCCGGTCATCTACTGCGGCTCTACCGACAACTCCCCGGACGTCGACGAAGTCCCGCTGCTGACAATGGCGCGCGCCGCCGTGAAGTCCTATCAGCTGAGTGCGGACTACTTCACCGCGCTGCACCAGACCAGCCACCCGCAACCGTGGGTTGCCGGCCTGGACGAGAAGGTTGAGCTGACCGTCACCGGCCCATCTGCGGCATGGGATTTGGGCCCAAGCGGTTCATGTGGCTATCTGGAATTCCAGGGCGCGGGAATCGAGGCGGTTCGCACGGCGATGAGTGATCAGAAGAGCGCTGCGCTTGAAGCAGGTGCCAAGGTGATGGACGCCACCGGCGGTACCGAGTCTGGGGAAGCCCGGAAGACCCGCCAGAACGATCAGCACGCCACGCTGCACAGCATCGTCATGTCGGTCGCAGAAGCGATCGAGCAAGGCCTGCGGTACGCGGCTGAGTGGACCGGTTACAACCCGGACGACGTGACGTTTACCGTCAAGCCTGAATTCATCACGCCGGTTGTTGACCCTCAGGTGCTGGCTGAACTGCAAAAGGCAGTCATGGCAGGAACGGTAAGCGCCGAAACGTACTGGCTGTATCTAACCACCGGCAAGCTGCCAGAGCGCGACTACGAAGACGAGTCGGAACTGATCAGCGACGAGCGCGAATCTGCTGGCATCAACCTGGACAACGAAAATGGCGACGGTACCGGCAGAACAGGACGCGCAACTGCTGGAGCAGACCACCCGGCACTCGGTGATGATCGAGCGGCTTAAAGCTGGCGAGGTGAAGAAGTTCGAGAAGTACCTGCGCCAGATCGACACCGTTGTACGTGATCAGCTGACCCGCAAGGAACTGACGACCTACAGCCGTCAGCGTCTGGAAGAGTTCCTGGCGCGCGTCGATGGCAAGTTGCTCGACATCTACAAGGCCTATGCCAATGTGGTTCAGGCTGACTTGGTCGACATCGCGCTCTACGAATCGACGTTCGAGGCCAGCAGCCTGAATCAGGCTTTCTCGATTGATGCGGTCGTGCCGAGCAACGCGGTGATCCGCGCAGCGGTGTTTTCGTACCCGCTGCAGGTGACCGGGCTCGACGGCGGCAAGCTGTTAAAGCCATTCCTCAGCGGCTGGACACGCGCGGAAACGATGCGAGTCACCAACACCATCAGGCTCGGCTTCGGTCAGGGCCAGACGAACGCCCAAATCATCCAGGCTGTTCGCGGTACCGCCACACAGAACTTCACTGACGGCGTTCTAGCAATCAGCAACCGCAACGCGGCATCAGTGGTTCAAACCGCGATCCAGCATGTGGCCACGACCGCGCGGATGGAGACGCTGAAGGCGAACCCTGATGTCGTTCAAGGCTACCGCTGGGTGTCGACACTGGATCGGAAGACTTCGCAGCAGTGCAAGGGCCTCGACGGTCGAGTGTTCAAGGTCGGCAACGGGCCGCTACCTCCGGCGCACATCAATTGCCGGTCGACCACCACGGCGGTGACTCGGCTCGACGACTTCTTTTCGGACGGTGCCACTCGCGCTTCAATCGGTGATGACGGTGGCGGGCAGGTTGATGCCTCGCTGACTTACTACACCTGGTTGGCAACTCAGCCCGCGAGCTTCCAGGATGCGGCGCTGGGGCCCGTTCGCGGAAAACTGTTCCGAAACGGCGGACTGTCACCCGATAAGTTCGCAAAGCTGCAGCTCAACAAGTCATTCAAGCCGCTGACCTTGGCCCAGCTGAAAGAGATCGAGCCGGAAATGTTCAAGCGCGCCGGTGTAAACTGACTGCCCACCACACCAGGGCGCGCCATGATCATCGTCGAGCACGGTAAGGGCGACAATCCCGAGGCGAACAGCTACGCCGACACGGAAGCGCTGCGGTTTCACGGCGACTACTACGAGTTTCCTGTGCCTTTGGATGAAGCTTCCCGGGTCGAGTACCTGCTGAAGGCTGCTCGTGCCATGGGCGCGATGCAATGGAAAGGCAGACCTGCATCGCACCGCCAGCCGTTGGCCTGGCCACGCAACGAAATCGTGATCGCTGGGGAGTTCCTTAGCAAGACGCTGATCCCCTACGGCATCCGGCACGGGCAAACCATGCTTGCCATCGAGCTCTACGCTGCTGATCAGGGGATTGAGTTGCAGGCCCCCACACATTCGTTCGACGGCAAGAAACGGGTGCCGCTGACGCGTAGCACGGCTGACCACCGCAACCATCCGCCGCTATGGGTGGAAAGCAGGACGCAATTCGTTGACTACCTGCTGATGCGAGGACTGCGAGTCGTCGGCTATTCCGGAGAACGCTGGACAGAATAGCTCCGCCGCCTAAGCTTGGTTATCAATCCCGCGCTTCCAGGTCTTGAGCGGTGACTCCTTGGTGTGGAAGAGCTATGGCAAGGAAAACTGGCCCAAGACAAGGTTCTAGTGATGGCCCTCAGGATGCTCCAGAGCTCCACGAGACATCGCTAGAGCTAGAGGATGAGATCGACCGTATTCGTGGGCTTACGCGCGAAACAATAGAGCGCATAGACCGCGTGCAGCGTGAAGTTTCTGAGGAATTCGACGGCGCGGCTTACGCAGACAATGAGTCTGGAGGGAATATGGGTGCTCGGCTGGCTAACCTTGAACGCGACGTGACAGAGATCAAGGTCTCTATGGGGAAGATAGAGACAAGGATTGCCCGCATCGAGTCCGATATGTTGACCAAAGGATTCGCGGCAGTCGTGGCGGTCGGAGTCATGATCACAATAGTTGGAGGGGCGTGGTGGATCGTCCAGCAGTATCTAGCGCCACTCATTCAGAACCTACCTAAAATCCTTGAGCACCTGCCTAAATAGCTAGGCAGATCTGCAACATTCAACCTCGGCCATGCCGGGGTTTTTTTATGCCCGCAAAGCGGGAAATCAAACCCAAGGGGTGCACCAAGTGGCAGACGAAAACCAGATTGATCTTGATGACCAGGCGGTAAAAGACGCCATCGCAGTAGCTGTTGAAGCCGCTACCGCCGGGCTCAAGAACAAGAACTCCGAGCTGCTTGGCAAGCTCAAGACCTCCACCACCGAACTGGACAGTTTCAAAACCCAGTTCGAAGGCCTGGATATCAACGCGGTGAAAGGCCTACTCGCCAAAGTCGGCCAGGATGAAGAGACCAAGCTGATTGCCGAGGGCAAGCTGGACGAAGTCATCACCCGCCGCACTGAACGCCTGCGCGGCGACTACGACAAGCAGTTGGCTGCGGAGAAGGCTCGCGCGGACAAGGCAGAGGCCTTCGCCGCGCGCTACAGCGACAAAGTGCTG